CTCGATATCAAAAAAGTACCGCTCCGACTTCGACAGCAAGAACACGTACTCATGCGCCTTGGTGCAGCGGTCGCGCACCGACTCAGGCATGGGGTTTGGCTTGTGCCAGATGATGTCTTGGCGCAGATACCAGCCATCGGCGCGAAGGGCGAAGGCCAGCATCCAGGGGATGCCGATGAGGTCTTTGGGTTTGAGACCCGCGCCGCCAACCCGAACCGGCGCTCTGTCTCCTCGCCCAACTTTGCCGTCACTGCTGCCCTTTGCCTCGCTGCGAATGCGGGCTGCGTCCGTGTAGCTATCGCTGTAGGCGGTGTTTTTCCCCCCAGGCCCGCTACCGCCCTTGCCAGGATCGCGCGCGTAACTGTCACCGATATTGACCCACAGCGTCCCGTCGTCAGCCAGCACGTCGCGCACGCATCGGAACACCTCAACCATCGCGGCGATGTATTCCTCTGGTGTTTGCTCCAGTCCAATCTGGCCATCCACACCGTAATCGCGCAGCCCAAAGTAAGGCGGGCTGGTCACGCAAGTCTGCGCCTTAATCCCCTGGAGCGCCCACCTGCGCATCGTTTCGCGGCAGTCGCCAAATTCAATCAGATTCATCCTGCTGCTTTCAAAAATATAGTGGCCCGTTCCGACAGATCCTCAGTAACTTCTCTAAGCCACACCTGAGTTTTTGCACGTTGCCCCGCGCGGAAGGCAGCGGGTGCGGGGCGCTTAGCATCTGTCAGCTTGTTGTCGGCTGGAACCATGGCCGATTTTCTTTCGTGTGGCCCCGCTGTTTGGTGAGTGGTGAAGCCTTGAGATCCGCTCCAGGGTTGTTCGCCGGTTAAGTCGGTCAACACCACTCACCAAACAGCCCTGTTGCCAGGGCTGGGTGCTTTACGCGAAGTCTTCGGCGCCAGCGCCGTCGGTCACTTCCTCAAACTCGTCGGCGTCAGCAGGGCGGCCTGCGCTGAAGCTGTCACCATCGCGCAGGAACTGGATACCACGAAGCTGGGCGTTGATGCGGCTGCCGCCCTTGGGGTGGTCTTTTTGCGCCCAAAATTCAATGCTGGCGTTGACATAGCAGCCGGGGTACGGCTTGCCGGATGCGCGTTTAAGAGGGTTGCGAGACTGATCAACAACAGTGGGTGGGGTGCTCTCGTTGCTATTCGCGTTAATGAACAAATTACCCGCGTAGCCATCAAACTTGGCTTTTATGTCGCCGTCGTGCAACGCCATGCGATCCTGCTTTTCTAAACCTTTCTTAGTAGCAGGCCACTTGTCGGCCCACTTGCCCTGCCCGGCCAAGTCCATAGCCTTGTTGATTTCTTCGATCTGGGGGTGATCGATAGGTAGAATGAGCGCGCAGCCGTAGGACTTGCGCCCGGTGTCGGCGTCAACGCGGGGCTCAAATAGCGCGGGGAAAGCCAAACGCACGTTGCGGAGCATTAGGCGGGTGGGGGCGGATGTAGTAGTCATTTTTGCGGTTCCTTTCTGGGTTTGTGGTTCAAGCAAGATCGTCCGCGATGGATTCAAAGTCCTCTGCGACCGGGCGGATTCCGAGCGCGGGACGGGGGTCTGATTCGGGCGCCACGTGTGGCTTGCCCTCTGATTGCACTATTAGGCTTTGCAGCTTGGGCCACTGCTTAGGCCCGATAGTGCCTGCCTTGGCCAGCTTGTCTGCTGTGGTCGGGCTGATGAGCTTGAAGTCGTACATTTGCTCGGCCTTCAGTCGCATGGTCTTGAGCGTTTGCTCAACCGTAGCGGCGTCAGTCCACTGGCGTGCACCCTTCTTACCTTGCACAACCTTGAAGCCAGGTACTTGCTCGCCTGCCAGCAGGCGGCGTTCGACCTCGGCACGGATGGCTTTGCACCAGTCCTCAATAAGGTCGGCCTTGGCCAGGCAGGCGGCGAGCCACTGGGCGTCTGTCTGGTGCATCTCACTGGCTGGCATGTCCTGAACATCAGTGAACTCGTCGGGCGTGGCGGGCACGGAACCGAACACGGTATCTGCGACTTGGTTGCGCAGCGCCGGGCACGTAGCCTTGGCCGCGCAGAACTTGCATTGCTTCTCACCAGGGCGCAAATACAGTTCCTGCCAATGGGGGCCTCCCTGCTTTGCGTACGGCTCGTCAAACAACACTGCATTCCGACAGGTGTTCACCGTACTGCGCCCAGTACTACGACCCCAAGCCTCCAAGGCTTCGACGCTGGTGTCGTACTCGCTGGGCGCGGCCTTGATGCGCGGCTGGCTGATAGCCATGCGCACGTGCGTGAACTCACCGGCGATGCCTTGGTACATCTGAAGTGCGCCAAGGGCGTACAGCGACATCTGCGGGTTGCGTTCGGCGCTGACCTCAACACCCATGCCGTACTTGAAGTCCACGACGATGATCTCCTCGCCACGGGCGATGATCACGTCGGCGGTGCCCCAGGCCTCATCCTCTGGCGTGCCCAGATAGCTGGAGTAGTTGACGCGGGTATCAACGAACAGAATGCCGTCGTCGCCGCGCAGGTCGTGCACGTAGTCGATGCAGGTCTGAACGTGGCGGGCCATGTCGTCGTCAACCACGAACGTGAACCCGTCAGCGCCGATCACGCGACCGATGTAAGCGCTGGCAGGGCGATCCTCTTGCAGCGCCCAGGTAAGTACCTGGTGCGCCGCGGTGCCCTCGGCAGCGTACTGACTGGACTTGCGCGGCAAGCCAGCCTGCAGAACATGGGAGCCGGGGCAGAGCATGCGCTGCTCAAACCCCGATGCGCTCCATTTTGAATGTGCGGCTTCGGCCATGATCAGCCCAATTCAGCCAGCTTGGCGTTAACGGCGGCGAGGGCTTCGCCCCAACGGTCCGCTGGCAGGTCTTTGAATGTCTTAACCCCCAAGGATGTGGCTAGGGCCATCGCTGCGGGCTTGTCTTTACCCGCCAGGGCAAACACCGCTTTTTGCAGTGTCGCGTAATCGACGGTTCCAGTTTGCGAGGAGGCTGGGGCTGCAGTCGAGGCAACAGACGGCTGGGCCTCTGCAGACAGGGCCGCACCTGCGTTTCCCTCAGACGCGCCTGTCGCCTGGGGTGTTGTCGCAGCAGTCGAGGCCTGCTGTGAGGTCTCCGCAGATGGTGCAGCGGTGGCCTTGCTCTCGGCCTTGGGCGCTGGCGCAGCGCTTGCCTTGGCAGTAGCTTGGCCACCGGCAGGCTGCGCCACAGGGTTTCCCAGCGTGGCCTGCTTATTGGCAAAGAACGCCAGCAGGTCGGCCTCGGTGGGGAAGTTGAGCGTTACTTGGATTGACACAAGATGTCCTTTCGGTTGTGGTTTAGCAGATGATGCAATGGTAGTGTAGCAGATGCTAAATGTCTAGTGCAAAGAAAAGCCCCACACGGTTGCAGGGCTTTACGTCGATCTAGGTGGGGCCACTTTCTCGCTGACTTCACGCGAGGGGTTGGGGCCTGCGAGCTGGGCGACATAACTACCGTTGCTGTGCCCCAGCTTCTTAGCCATGGACGTGGGGCCACCCCACTGGTGGATCAGGCTGCGCAGGTTATCCCGGCGTTGGTCGTACACAGTTCTCATAGCGCGGGCAGCGTAGCAAAGTTGCCCTACTTGCTGCAATAACTTTAGCTGTGTGTAAAATGCAGGGCATGAACACTAAAACACTCCACCCTATGAAGGTCTGGATGGCCGCGGCCACCGTAGACGAACAAGAACTGCTTGCGAAGAAAGCGGGCACTAGCCGCGGGCAGCTTTACCAGTTGTCCAGTGGCAACCGGCAGGCGTCTGCGGCCCTGGCCGGTGCGATTGAGCGCGTTACCGCCGATATGGCAAAACAAAGCAAAGGGCGTCTGCCAAAGATCGTACGCACTGACCTTTGCGAAGCGTGCCGGGGCTGTGATTACGCCGCAAAGTGCCTGGGGCAGCGGGCTGTAGTGAGCGAGTTCCCGATTGTGGACGCTCGCCAGATGCAACTTAACTTGGGCGACGCACAGGCGATTGATACGAAAGGACAACCATGACTGAAACAACAAACGAAGAATTGCGCCGACAGATCCGGGCCTACGAGGCCACGGTGCACAACATGCAGCTACGGCTGGATGAAGCCATTGCAGAGCGCGATGCGCTGCGCCTGGACTTGGAGGCTGTTGGGGCTGGTGGGGTGCAGGCGCTTTCCCATCAAAAACCGATGGCCACCATCGTCGGGCAAGCGGATGCAGCTATAAAAAACGCAGCACCACAGCATTTCACCCCCACCGAAGCTCAGCTTGCAGAGTACGGCATCAAGGCAAGCCAAATGATGGCGCGTGACCAAACGCGGTTTGATGCGGCCTGCGAAGTGCTCAAGTATTTACGAGAGCAGAACGCCTCGTATTACTACATGCACCGAATGCTTACAGTAATTCACGGGAACACAGAGGGCACCGAAGCGGCCAATGCACCAGAAGCGCCAATGGCCATAAACGCCGCACGCTGGCACTGGATTGCCAATTACCTTGTGGGCGATCGCGCAGACCTGGATGACGCGATCGTGGGCTGCGAGACAGTCGATGATCTAACTGCGGTTGTAGACGCCGCGATGGCCGCACAGAAAGGCAGTGCGTGATGCTTACGGATGAACAAATTTACGACATAGCACAACCGCACCTTCCAAAACCTGGGCACACGAAGATTTGGGAGGTGCATCCGATATGCGCCATGGATTCAGGCATAGAAGACAAAGATGCACGCTGGATTATCTCCAACTTAAAACCTGAGGAAACTTTAGCTGTTGCCCGTGCAATTGAAGCGGAAGTCCGCAAGCAGGACGAGGCGCTGATTCGGCAGATGCTGGAGGCCATTAGTGACCTGAAAGGCTACCGTGTTGATGTTGATGCAGCAGCCCGCGCACGGCTTGGGGAAGGGGGTGGGGTATGAGTCGCAGCGGATACGTGGACGATTACGATCAAGAAGACGCTCTGGCGCACGGTCGGTGGCGTGGTGCTGTCAAAAGCGCACTTGAGGGTCGACGTGGGCAGGCCATGCTGAAAGAACTGGTGGAAGCACTAGACGCGATGGAAGACAAGCGGCTGTACCCAGGTAGCTTTGCTACTGCGGATGGCGAGTTCTGCGCCCTTGGTGTGCTTGGCACCAAGCGCGGCACAAAAATGGATGATCTTCTGGACGAGTACAAAGACTGCGACCCCGAAAAAGTTGCGCATCGCTTTGGCATCGCTAGAGCCATGGCGGCAGAAATCATGTACCTGAACGACGAGCACATGTTTTACTGCTGGGAGTGGGTTGATGTGGAGATTTGCGGGCCTATGCGCCCCTGGCATCCAGATTGGGGAATGCACACGCGGTCAGTGCGAGTCCCCCGCGATAACCACCCACGGGAGCGATGGGAGCGCATGCGGGCTTGGGCGGTGCAAAACCTCAAGGAGCAACCTAATGGACGGTAAACGCGGATGGGGCTGGTCCATCCTTCTGGCACCAGTGGCGGCGTGGATGTGGGTTCGCGGGCTGTTCGACGGCAAGCCGCCGCCGCCACCCGCACCGAATGCGAGCCGATGGACTGAAAGCACCTGGCAGGACGCCTTGAGCGACGAGGAACGCGACACCTGGCAGAAAGGTGGGAAGTGATGGATGCGTCAATACTGGTTGTGGCCTTGGTGGCGTACATGCTTGGCTTCGTGTGCGCTGCTGTCATGCTCTCGCTGTTCCATGTCAATCCCGCAGACCAAGATTAAGCGCCTGCAAGCGGGCCTGGCACTGCGTCTGCCCAGCG